CCTCCTCGCCCGCTTGCCCTAGCTTGTCCGTGCCCTCCGATAACCCCGTCATCTCTTTATCGAAGTTATCGTCTTTGTTTAGCTTATCTGTAATGTTTTTGCCCCAGGTTCTATTCGTAGTTACGTAATTAACAAAATTCTGTGCGGCTCTTGCGTAGTCTATCGCCCCGGTGTTTTCGTCAAGCCCGCCGAACATTGCGGCAAACTGTTTATTGTCTTTATTCGTCTCGAAAAAATCTTTCGGATTTAGCGCGCTTGCGCTTATTCCGCCGACGGTCGGCATCGCTCCCGCATCGGCTGCTGTCAGCTTGGCCTCTCTCGCGTCTTTTCTATCTTGCAACATCGCATTTCTAAAAGCGGCGTTTTCGGCCATTTGTTGTTTTCTTAGAGCGATATTTTCATTTAGTTGTTTCTGACGCAGATCATAATCTTTTTGCCATTGATCGGTCTTTATACCTAGCTCGCTTTGCTTAAACTGCCTATTAAAGGCGTTATCGCTCGCCGTCTCTCTTTCGGTTTCGGCGTGGTGCCTAGCCGTTTCGGCGTCTCTTGCCCCGGTTAGCGCCTCGCTTGCCAAATTCGACCGCATAGTTTCATTGATTCTCATCTGATTTTGATTTTTTGTTACGTTTTCTTTGTATATGTCCCAAAGGGAGCGTCCGACCGCTCCGACTGCATCTATCATATTTGTGTTGTAGTTGAAATCTACTCTATTTGGGTTAAAGTACGCCACCTTTTTGCTCCTTAAATTGTAAAATACGCTATAATCCTAAAAAGGATTATTTATGAAATATTGCCTATCTATTGCCCTTTGCTTGTCTATCCTCGGCTGCGCCGCTAGCGAGCAAACAAGCTTTATACAAGCAGGGTTAAACGCCGCCAGCGGCGAAAGATACATAAACGACGACTCACTTTTTCATGACGTCAGCAACCAAAACGGACTTATCGCTACAGGCGTTGTACTAGGGCTAGGCCTGCTGGTTTCGGGCGCTAAAGCCATATCAAATGCCTTTAGCAGCGACGACGCAGGCTCGGACGAAGTCGCCGTATCAAACGACGAAAATGTGACTATTGCGACTAGCGATGACAACGCCACGATAAATCAATAGCCCTCGTCCTCGTCTTTGCGCTTACTAAAAGCCGACGAGTTCCACGCGTTGAGTAGATTTTGATTGGCCTCATTCTCCCTTGAAATCTGCCGCTCGGACAGCATTTTATTGAAATCAAACGCGGCTTTTTGCTGCTTCATTAGGTTTTTAGCCGCCTGTTGTTGGGCTATGCCCGAGTACATATTGCCCGCCATTCCTAGCGCGTTCATCCAGTTAGGCGTTCCCGCCGCGTCGCTATCTCCTAGCCAGCTCAAAGCCTTACCGCCCGCGTTTTTTAAAAGCCCCATAAAGTCAAATCCGCCACCACTCGCCGCCGAATTCGCAGTCGCCGCGCCCCTACTAAATAGCCCGCCCAAATCCATTTTCCCCTCCTTATAGCATTCCCGCCGATTTTAAAATCTCGGCGCCTAGTTCGATGTCGCTTACGTTCTCGCCCTTTTTTACGCGCTCAAACGCGCTTACTCCGCCCGCGCCCCTGTTACTGCCGATGATAGGATCAGGCTCGCCGCTTACTTTAGCTAGGCCTATCATCGCTTTTGCGACTGCTTTCCAGCCGTCGTAGTTTTCGCCCAGTAGCGGCATAAAGCCGTTTTCGTCGGCAAATTTGCCTAGCTCCTCTAGCTTGATAGTGGGGAAATCTTTTTTAAACTCCGCCGAGTTCTTGTTAAAAATTTCCTGCTGCCTAGCTTGTTCTGCGGCTGCTGCTTGTGCGGCTTGAAACTGCGCTAATTGCTCTTTGATCTGCCCTATGTCGCCTAGCCCCATACTTTCAAGCATTGCCTGCTGTTCGGGCGTCATTACGGCGGGCGCGCTCTGTTTTGGCGTAGCTTCCTCGCTTTTTGGCGTCTCCTTCGGCGCTTCTACTACGGGCGCTTCGCTTGTTCCTTTTGCTTCCTGCGGGTCATTTGCCTGCGTAGGCTCTTCGCTTGCGGTATCTTGCCCCTCGTCAAATGCGCCCATTAGCGCCTCTATTGCATCATTCTCAGTCATTTTCGTTCTCCTTGTAGTTGTCAAATACGTCAAAAAGGCTATCGAGAAGTTTTAAATTTCCCATAGCCCCCAGCCTCGCCCTCTTTTTCAGCGTCTCGTTTTCCGCGACGTTTAAGTTTTGCGTATAAAGCGCACAGATATGCTCTATAAATTTCCTAAAAGCCTCCTTGTTCATAAGCTCCGCCAGCTCCCGCCGCGTCCCATACTCCGCCAATTTGTCCCGGTATAGGCGCATTCTCATTTGCGGCAACATTTAAACTATCCTCCTCTCCTATAAAATTACGCGCGTCTTTGATGCCGTAAAGCGGCAAAAGTTCAAGCAAAAGCTTTTTATTCGCCTCTTTCATCTTTTGCGCACCTATTTGATCGCCTACTTGCAAGCACATCCCAAACTGCGCGCCGATTATTTGCCCCGCGTCCATTAGCGACCTCTTTTGTACCTCTTTGTTTAGCGCGCCTATGCCCGTGTTTAAATTTACGTTAAAGCTCGGCACTTCTCCGCGGTTAAAGCCCGCAAAAAATATCGGGTCGCCGTATTTCCACACGAGAAAAGCTAGTCTCTCGAAAATAGGCTCGAAAAAGGTCTCGTTGTAGGTTCTGATGTAGCCTTGCAATCTTACGCTACCCTCGTTTGCCATTATGGAGGCCATAGTAGCCGTTTCTTTTCTCGTAGTAGGCGCGCCGTTTTGTTGAGGAGAGACGCCGCTAACCTCGCTCATCTCGTTTTCTATCGTTTGCAAAGCGGTCATTGCTGCACCGATGTCGCCGGGCGGCACTATTTTTACGTCCGCCGCGCCCTCGGTAAATACCGGCTCGCCCACCTTTTCTAAGTCCGCGCGCGATACGCTAGCCGAGCGGTTAAAGATCACTTTAGGCGACACGTGCGTTCTTACGACGTCGGTCACGGAGTTTCTGGTTACGTTTAGCTCGTCTTGCAAGGGTAACATCGAGGCAAGGGCAGGCTCGCCGTAAGCGCAGATATAATCCTCGTCGTTTTTGCCCCTAACTTGCGGGAGCATATACCCGAATACGAAAGGCTGTCCGTCTTTTAGTTTTACCGCGTCTCTTAAAACATTGCTCTCGTAAATGGTGCTTACTTGCCACTCTTTGCCCTTAAGCTCGTAAATTTCAAAAAGCTCGAAGCGTTCGTAAGGTTTTTTATCGTCAAAGGTTTCGGGCGTTTCTAACTTAAAAACTCCGCTTTCTAGGAATTCTTTTATGTCCTCGCTCGTTAGGTATATTTTATGCACGATGAAACGAATATCGTTTAGGTCTCTCGCGCTCGGGTCAAAATACAAGTCACAAAGCTCTATTTCCTCTATCCTAGCCTCGCTATCCTCCCAATACACTTTTACCGCCGAAGACGCGCTAAAAGGGGCTTTTAAAAATATCGGCGCGAAAACCTTATAAAGATTTATGCGCTCGCAGTAGTGATCTAACGCCTCTTGCCACTTGTCTATCACGTCGTTTGTAGAGTTGATATACGGCTCTAGTTTGGCAAATCTATCGTTGTTAAAATACGTCTCCGTTAGCCCGTCGTAAATCCTTTTGGCTTTTGAATTTAGCTTTGGTATGTAGTTTTTGCTTTTGTTTCTATCCTTTAAACTCTGTAAAATTTCAGGCTCTAGCACCAACAAATACGCGTCGTTTAGCTTATCAAACGCGGGTTTATACCGCTCGTAGCCGTTGATCGCGATTTGCCGTAGCTCGTCCAAGTAGCCCGCCCTATCTTCCATCTTTACCCTCCAATCTATAATACGTATTTTTGCTAATCCCCGTAAGTTCGCACACGCGGCGCATTCCAACGCCTTTTGCTTTGAGCGCGCTCGCAAATCTTACTTTGTGTTGCTTCGTCGGCACCACTCGCACTCCTTTCGTCCATTCGCAAACCATCGCCGCGACCGATAGCTTGATCGCCTCGTCGTCTAGCGCGGCTATTTTACGTATGAGACCAGGGTCTATCCGTTCGTAAATATACTCGACTTGCAGTGTCAAATCTACCCTATTTTGGGGAAAACGCGCCGTTTTTGCCATTTTCTTATTCTTACCAGCCAAAATCATCGTCTCGCGAGCGCTCGGTTTTAAATTTGGGCGCGATCTTGTCAAAAAACGTAAGCGCCAAAGCGTCCGCATAATCGGGGCTTACCCCGTATTCTTTTTTAATGGCGTCTTTTGGCAGTATCAAATACCTTTCCTTGCTATCGTATTCGTATTCGATCATTTGCAGTTGTCTTTTGATTTTCTCGTTTGCGTCCATAGATAGCATAGAAAAGGCGTCGCGCAAAGAAAAATACATCTCCGCGCGTTTATTGGCGTATCTGCGCTCATCGGTAGCCTTAAAGCTTGCCTTTGCTTCTCTTACGACGCCTTGCAGCCCTAAATCGCACAGCGTGTCGTATACCCCGGCGCCTACGCCTATCGTATCGATAAAAATCACGTCGGGTTTATTTTGCGCACGCTCGTAACGCCCGTATATTTCTCTTGCCAGCCCCGTGACGCTTGCTATTCTGAAGCCCTCAAAGCTTTTCACGCGGTAGCCCTCTCTTTGGCAAAGCACGCTTTCGTCGTCTCCGTCGCGAGCCACGTCAAGCCCCCAAATACCTAGAGCCTTGCCGTTAAAATCCCACGCCGCGCTGAAAGAATTTTCTATCATAGAAAGCGTAAAGAGCGCGTTTGTCGTCGTGTCTAAAAACTCGCCGTAAATCTCTTGCCTTACTACGTCGCTATCCGCTCCGCCCAGTTCCGCGATTAGCTCGTCTATCTCGCCGTGGCGTAACATCGGGTTTTTGTAACTGGAGATTTGAAAATTTACCCAGTCTTGGTCGTTTCTCATCCCGCGCGAGGCTAAGTCGAAAAACTTATTTTTCCCCTTTGGCACTCCGCCGATAAAAGCCCGCGAAGTCGGATAGTCAAGCAGCATCGGGCGTATGGCGTTATCCCACAAATAGGCATTTTTTAGGATGATGCCAGCCTCGTTGAGTACCACGACGTCGTAACCGAAGCCCTCGATATTTTCGGGACGCTCCGCCGATCTCATATCAAGATACGCGCCGTTTATCGTAAGCTTTTTATCCTGCGCGTGAAATTTCCAAAGCTCTTTTGGAAGCTGTTTGAGTTCGGGCAAAAAATATCTTTCGTAGTATCTTTGCAAGTTTCCCGCGACCGTATCGACCCAGAGTATTTTTTTGCCCTCTAGTAGCCACTCGATACAAGCGTTCGCCATCCCTTTTGTAAACCCGCAGCGTCTGCCTTTTTCTATCGTGGTAAATTTCGCGTCGTTTTCAAAAAATACCTCGCGCTGCCAAGGAGCGTATCTTAGATTGAGTTTAATCTCGCTCATAAAGACCTCAAAAAGTCGAATATGCTACCGCCGAAAAACATCTTATCGGCCATCCAAAACTTCGCGCCCTTTATGGCTACATCAAGCCACATCCCAAAAATAATCAATATTAAAAACGTGAGTATCGCGGCGGCAACCCATAAATATTCGCCTATGTCGTTTTTTTTCCACCAGCCTTTAATCTTTGTCCACATCAATTAAATTTCTCCTTTCTATCACGATTTTAGTTTCCTCGCTTTGTTGCACGTTGGCGTTATTTATCGTCGTGCTTGACGTTCTTTGATTTACGCCTAGCGTTAGACTTGCTTTATCTATCGCGTCTTGTAGTGCCTTATAGTCGTTCGCGTTTAGCTCTACCGGCTCAAAAGTTTGCACCCCGTCGCCGACGCCCACCTTTTCGTATTTGGTGTTTTTGTCTAGCATTTCAGTAATTTTTGCTAGGTTTTTTTGAGTGGCGTTAAATATCAGCCCTCTATTGTATGCCTCGTCTTTAGCAGCGTTCATTATCGCGTTCATTTGTTCATCGGGCAACGTTTGCCTCGCCGAAATCATCGTTACTTCGGCCTCTACGTAGCGTTCATTTTCAGGCGTCAAATCTTTGGTTATTTTATTCGCTGCGCCCAGCGAAATATTATGTTTTTTTGCTAACTCTCTTTGGCTAAATTTACCCGTAAGATAGTCTGCGATTATTAGCTTTTTCGTCTGCTCTGTTATCTTCGCCACCTATTTTCTCCCCATCTCGCTCTTGATAAAGTCTATCGCCTCGCCCGAGCCGTAGCACACTTTCGCCTTTGCGTAGCCGTAGCAGTTGATAGTATCTACCCAATCCTCTTGCTCGTCCGATACTCTGCTTAGGCTCTTTTTTGCGCGCTTCATCTCGACAAATACGATCTTGCTCGGTAAAAATACCAGCATATCGGGAAAACCTGCGCTAGTTCCCATTGCCTTTAGTTTCTTTTTGTATTGCACGCTAGCTACTCTTTCGTTTGCTACGTGGGTAAATTTTAGATTATTTCTTTTTAGCCAGCCGGCAAAGAATTTCATCTCCCAATCCTCTAGCGGTACTTGCCCCGTCGCTTTTGCATACGCTAGAGTGTTTTCGTATTTAGGCATCATTAAAACAAACTCCCTTGCTCGCCTTTAACTCTTAGCTCGCCGTCCGTTAGCTTTACGCTTTCCCTGCCGCCTGCGACGAGTATTTCAATCTCTCCGCTTTCAAAGTCTATCCGCGCCACGTCGTAAAAATTCCCTCTATCCGCAGGTCTAAACTCTAGTTTCATACTGTCGCCTTATTTATTCCAGCTAGTAATCCGCCGACGCTTGGTCTATTTTGAATTGCCGCCGCTCGCCCCTGTTTAAATTCGATCAGGCTCATCGGCTCTTTATCCTCGCCGATAAAATAAATCTTGTCAAATTTGTTTGTTTGATTGTTAAAGCTGTTTTTCCTCTCGTGTTTGCCGACGAGATAGGCGGGTGCGGTTTGATTAGGCTTTGAGTAGGTTTTATAAAGTTTTTTAAACCCCCATTTTTTAAAATCCTCCCACTCTTTGCCCTCTAGGTTACCCACCGCTTCCCAGCCGCCCGCCGCATTTACCACGCTCATAATAGCCTTGTTGCTAAAGCAGACGCTGCGATCAGTGCCGTATTTGTTTATCGCGTAGATTAGCTCGTCTAGCGCTAGCTGCGCTTTGCTCTCAAAATCGCCCTCTACGGCCTCTAAAATCTCGGCGATCGTCGGCATATTTGAATATTTGCGGCTTTGCCTTAGCTCTCTTAACCCGCGTTTTAGCTCGCTTGCGTCAAGATGGCCCAAGTCCTCAAAATAAAGCGCGATAACCGCCGGGCTAAGATCGGCTTTGTAGTATTCTACTATCGGCATAAATACGCCGTAAAACTCATTTGTCGTCATAATTTCCTCCTACTCTGTGTCCTTGACCGCTAGCTATTAGCTGGGCTTCAAATTCTCTAAAAGCTCGCATCGTGTTTAGCGTGCCTTGATTTAGGCCGTGCGGGTTTGTCGTAGCGTTGTTTGGCACGTTGCGCCCGCTACCCCCTTGCGTCTTAGGCTTAAACACCCCTTGCCACTCGTTCGCCATAGCTTCCCTGATGCAGGCATTGACGTCTATACCCTCTGCGCTCCACTTAGCCCACTCGCTAAACTTCATTTCGATACCTTGCTTGCTTAGTTTTTCTTTGCGCTCTTTCTTGTAGACTAGGTATTGCTCCCAAAGATTAGGGTCGAGAAAATCAGGCAAACTCGGCTTAGGGGGTAAGGGGGTTAAATGACGGTTAATTGACGGTTCTATTGACGGTTCATTGGTGGTTATATTAATAGGGGTGACACGTGTGTCACTAGGGGGTATCACGCTTGTCACCCTAGGGGTGTCATAGGCGTCACTGTAGGGTGTCATAGGTGTCACCCTATCATCTTGGCTTGTCACCCTAGGGTGCGTCTGTGTCACCCTATCGTTTTCCATCATAATTTTGTATAGATTTGCGCTGCTGGTTCCGTCTTTTAGCTCCCTTTTTTCTTTTTGCAAAAATCCCAGTTCGGTTAGTTTTTCCACCGCTCTTATCGCTGTTCGCTTTGATTTTGATATTTTTTTAGCTAAGACTTCATAGCTAGGGAAACAATAGCCGTCGTCGTCTGAAAAATCAGCCAAAGCCATAAGCGCCAATTTCGCCGTGCTATCCTCAATCTCCATATTCCAAACGTGGCTCATTACTCTTATACTCATCTCTCATCCCCCTTAAATTTCTCCACCGTCAGCCACGCAAATACGGCCGACAAGAAAAAACAAACCGCCAAAAAGCCTAAAATAATCCAAATTATCAGTGCTAAGAGTTTCATTTCACAGCCTAAATTTGAAATAATTTATCAGCTCAAACAAAATAACGCCGATCGCAAAAGAGACGATCGCAAACTCAATGTCAGGCATCAGCTAGCCGCCTTTATTTTATGCATTTTATAAGCTCCTTGTTTACAAGGTGGGCTTCATTGAAATAGCACCACTTCACGGTTACGCCGGTGATAGGACATTTATCTTTGCCCCGCTCTTTTATGCGCCCTAAATACACAAGGGCATTAACTCTAGCGCTTACGGTAGCGGTAGGTAGCCCCGTAGCTACCGACAACATATGCCTTGACGCGCCGTTTGGGTATTTAAAAAGCGCTTTCATTATCTGCGTTTTTTGTATCTCGTGTTGATCTATGCTAGCTATGTAGCCGTTTATGCTTGTTTCAGCTATCATCTCACGCTCCTAATCTAAATTCTTTATTTTTTGCGAGCTTTACGCGCTCTAGAATCATTTTTACGACGTTTACGCTCATTGCGTTTCCCGCTTGTTTATACGCCTGCGTATCGCTTACTACGATTTTGAAACTCTCGGGAAAGCCTTGCAAGCGTAAGCACTCTCTAGGGGTTAGCTTGCGTATGCGTTCGCCTTTTAATAAATTATTTTGCTCAAAGCTATTTGAGCTAATCGTAGGGCAAAGTTCAAACTCGGCGCCTTTATTAAACCCCCTTGACCTTTGAATAACTTTGGGCGTTTCTTGATTGTTCTTGGCCGTCAATAGTGTTGGGCTCACTCCGTCTGTATCATAAATTTGCCTTGCTCTTTTAAACGTAGGTATATCGAGCTCGCCAACGACTTTGATAAACGCACCAGTCCTGCGGTGCCCCGGGTTTGTAGTAAGGGTGTTGGCGATACTCTCATTTGCGTCTTTAGGGCGAAATTCCCCGTTAAATTTGGGGTTTTTGCTGCGAAAATGCGCCAAAGCCCTATCGCTCAAAAAGTATTTTTCCTCTACGCTAGTATCCAACAAATCAGCCAGCCGTCCGCAGCCTGTTTTAGGCGCTAGCGAAAAAGCGTGATATTCGTCTGCGTCTAAAAAGCCTACGATATAAAGCCGTTCTCTATTTTGAGGAATGCCGTAGTCTTTGGTGTTTAGGATTTCGGCGTGGCAAAGGTAGCCTAAGGCGCGCAAAGCGCCTAAAAACCTCTGATAGCTTTTGCCTCCGTTGATAGATAAAAACCCTTTGACGTTTTCATAAACGAAAACCTTAGGGCGAGCTTCGCTAACGACGCGGTAAAACTGCCATATCAGATTGCCTCTTTCTCCGTCCTCGCCCGCGCGTTGTCCTGCGATTGAGAAGTCTTGACAAGGGCTGCCGCCTATCAAAATATCTATTTGCCCGGCGTAGGCTTTGGCGTCAAGATCGCAAACATCCTCATAAAAAGCTAGCGGGGCGTCGTGATTGGCTAGATAGCTTTGACGGGCGAATTTGTCTATCTCGCAGGCAAATACCGTCTTTACCTCGTCAAATACTTCGCGAGCGGCAAACTCGGGCGCGCCTATGCCGGAAAAAAGAGTGGCGAGGTTCATTTTTTAGCCTTTTTGGGTTTGGCTTCTTGCTCGGATAGCCATTTAGGGAATTCTTTCCCCCATTTATCAAATGGAACAATCCGCCTGTTGCGATCTCTAAAATCTGGGTTCGGCTTCCTGTTGCCGTTCATAACACTTCTAACCATTGATGTTTCGCCATACTCTTGCAATAATCTTTTTCTGATAGTTTCTCTTAAGTTTTTCATACGCCAATGATACAATACGTGTCTTTATATTTTTCTTAAAAAGAAACCAAATGTGTTTATTTTTCTTGTATAATGATACAAACAGTATCATAAAGGAGACGCTATGGCATTGGCTGAAATACTTAAGTACTATTTGAATAAAAGTGGAGACACGGCAAAAAATATCGCCGAAGAGCTAGGCGTGACTAGGGCGGCCGTAACCAACTGGAGCAACGGTATAAGGAACCCAAAAGACGCGGCGCAGTATAACGCGTTAGCTGATCGCATGGGTATACCGGTCGATAGACTACTAGATGATACTTTTTTGGAAGACCACGAAATAGCAGAGTTATTTTCCGACGATATTAAAAATAAAAAATGGCAACTTAAAAAAATGAAAAACTTAATTACAATTAACTATTACGAAGATGTTGAGGCCTCTGCCGGATACGGCGTAGTTAATGCAGAAATAAAACCGCTACAAGTAGATGTAAGCCCCGAATTTTTAGAAAACGTCTTATCTATTCCGCACTATGGTAATATTGATGTGGTCAAAGTGCGCGGCGATAGTATGGAGCCTTTTGTTGGCGACGGGGAAAGGGTGGTCATAGAACGTGAAGCGGAGCCAAAAAATGGGGATGTAGTAATAGCAAACTACAATGGCGATATTTATGTCAAGAAATTTTTTAAGAAGCCGCCCAAAAAATATGTAAAGCTAAGTTCAATGAATAGCTTTTACCCGGATATTGAGCTAGAGGGTGACGAGGTTGATAGCCTTGTTGTTGTTGGTATAGTTCGCGCCAAATTTAACCTCAATATTAAGCTTTTTTCATAGTAGTCGGCAGCTACTCCATAAATTCAAAGAGGTTTTAGAAATTTATACTATATTTTGCTAAATTCTAGTAAAATTTGATAACAATTGAAAACTTAAAGAGGGGATGATGCGTACGAACGAAGCCTTTATAACGCCGAGCGTGCTAGAGTGGGCTATAAAGCGCGCGGGCGTTAGCGCAGAGAGTATCCATAAGAAAGCGGAGCAATGGGTAAGCGGTAAGGCAAGACCGACGTTTAAACAAGCCGTCGATATTGCCAAAACGCTACAAATTCCGTTCGGGTATTTATGGCTCAAAGAACCCCCTAAAGAGCAAGAAATCATCCCCGATCTAAGGACTATCGGAAACGGCGGCTTAGCGCAGATACCGCTAGAGCTAAAAACCGTAGTAAACGACGTTAAGCAAAAGCAAGAGTGGTTTAAAGAATACGCCAAGACAAACGGCATTCTAAAGTGCGAAGCGATAGGTAGATTTAAAGGCTCCGACGATACGCAAAAAATCGCCGACGACGTAACGGCGCGACTTGAAATCCAAGACCTAGTCGGCAGCGGATGCGACAAAGATCGAATGCTTAAAAATTTGATAGAAAAGATAGAAAAATTAGGCATTTTGGTTATGCGAAATAGCATTCTTAGGGGCAACACCAAAAAAAAATTAAACCTTGATACTTTTAGAGGGTTTGCGATATTCGACGAATTCGCCCCGTTAATTTTCATAAATACCAACGACAGCAAAGCGGGTCAAATTTTCACGCTTATGCACGAAGTAGCTCATCTTTGGATAGGGCAAAGCGGTATATCCGATTTGGATATACGAGAGAACAACAAAATAGAGCTTGTTTGCAACGAAATAGCTGCCAAAATCCTAATGCCCAAAACAAAAATTCAAAAAGTGTTTAGAGAATTTGGCGACGATAGGCGGCTTGAGCGTATAGCTGATCGGTTTAGCGTTAGCACTCTAGCGGTGTTAAATAGGCTAAGAAGCCTAAATTTACTCGCCCCGTCCAGGTACCAAGAGCTATACGATGCCGAATTAGAAAAATTTAGCCGCATACCCAAAACGAGACCGAGCGGGGCTCCGCCGCCCGAGGTTATGGTTAGGGTAAGAAACGGCTATTTATTTACTTTTGCCGTTACCAGCTCCGTTTTAAGCGGCGACGAGACGTACACGAACGGCGCAAGTTTATTAGGTTTTAAAAATACCGACCTGATAAACAAAGTGGCAAAAGAGATTAGGTCTTGATATGTATTTGATAGATACGAATATTTTAATAACCGCCAAAAACTCGTATTACCCATTTGATTTTTGCTCCGGCTTTTGGGCTTTCGTTCAAGATAAATTAGCAGGCAACGATATAAACCTGATAAGTAGCGTCCAGCGCGAAATTTTAGCCCACGACGACGAGATCGCAAACTGGGTATTGAATCTTAACCCGACCGTCTTAGACGATACTGCCGCAGAGGTACAAGCGATATTTAGTGGCATAGCCAACGATGTAATGCAAGGTATAATTTCCCCGAGCTTTTCCCAATCCGAAAAAAATAGATTTTTAAGCGGTGCCGATCCGCTGCTTATCGCAACGGCAAAATATCTAAACTATACGATAGTAACGAACGAAAAGGCCGTCCCGCACAACTCTTCGAAAATAAAAATACCCAACGTTTGCGACTATTACGACGTACGTTATATAACGCCTTTTGAGATGTTAAGGCAACTAGGCATAAACCTTTGCCATAATCGCGCCCCGTAAGAAAGCAAAATTTGGGCTTTGGCAAGCATAAACGATACTTTTTTTAAAAAAATGATAAGACTGTATGATTATTTAAAATATGCAGATAAATCGTAGCCTCACCCCTTGCCTATTAGCCCATTATCATCTAGGATAGTCCGCCCAGGTAGTCAGCGAGGCATTGCACTCTCTAGTCATAATTCTACCCAAAAAAGAGTAAACTGGAGCATAAAATTAAATTAAATTAAAAGAGTTGAAAAGAAATGAAAAGCATTTTATTGTTGGCAACGCTGTATGCGTCGCTTTTTGCCCTCTCAGGCAAGGTCATATCCATTCACGACGGTGATACGATCACAATACTACAAAACAAAACCCAAACCAAAGTTAGATTATTTGACATCGACGCGCCCGAGCTTAAGCAGCCCTACGGCAAAAAGTCAAAGCAGTTTTTGGCAAATTTGATAGCTGGCGAGGTTGTAGAAGTCGAGGAAAACGGCAAAGATAGATACAAGCGCACGATCGGCACAATCTATCTCAATGGTGCAGACATAAACGCCCAAATGGTAGAAAACGGCTACGCGTGGGCGTATCGCAAGTTTTCTAAGAAATACACCCCGCAAGAGAGCCAAGCAAAAAAGCAAAGGCTGGGCTTGTGGCGAGATAAAGAGCCTATCCCGCCGTGGGAGTGGAGAAAGCGCCTCACCAATTACAAGTATCCCTAAGCTCCTTAATAGCATTATTTAGCCCTTCAGTTTCAAATACAGCGGTTATTGGATTTTCACTATACGGCGTTACTTGTGCTACATATTTCTTAGAATCTAACATCTTTTTAATTTGAGGCAGAGGGCTTCTTCTAAAAGAGGCCTTCTTATCAGTTGAAATATCCCAGTAAGAGGTTTCAGCTTTTTTGTCATCAACTCTATCTATTACCTCTATAAACTCCAACCCCAAAAACGTCTGCCAGTTTATGAACATTTCTGTTTTGTTGTTTTGGCATCTTATTATTAGATACACGGGATCTCCGTATTTCCCCAGCCCTGACGAGGCAATTAGCGATAAAAATACCGTTTTGTTGTCTGTTAACTCGTCTTTGCTAATGCTTACATCCCATTTGCCATTTGGATTTGGAATTTCTGCTGCGACAATGCCAGCGCAAATAAAAACAAATGCTAAAAGTTTTTTCATTAATTGCCTCCTTAAAAATTGTTTATGAAATTATACCATAAAAATATTTTTATTGCCGTATCTCTTTTGACACATAATGTATCTTTTTTAAGGAAACGATAAGGACACGTATTGTATCATTCACTTATTCAAACAAGGATAGGCTGGATGAGCGAGATTGTATCAACCTCTTGACCGACAGAGCCTGCCCGCGTCGGGCTTAATCTGGTTTCAATCGGATAAATTTGACGAACGAGCGAAAGCTTGTCGTCCCAGACCAGCCCTGATCGCGCGTGTTTTGCCTTTGTGGCATATTCAGAGCTTGAAAAATCCACGCAAATTTATTTATGGCGGACGTATGCTAATCGGAAAACTCTTGGACGTCCGGAAAACGAGCTTTTGGAATGCAGGTTCGAATCCTGCCGTCCGCCGCCGTATCTTAAAACAAGTCCCGCAAACTCACGCATTAATCTCCTAAAGGTAAAAATTGGCAACCACCGCGGGGCTTGTTTTAGGATACTTCAATAACGGGCTAGTCATCTCTAGCCCTAGAAAGGACAGAAAATGGCGAAAACAACACTACAAGATTTAAACAACCACCTATTTGAAATGATAGAGAGGCTCAAAGACGACGATCTGGTAGGCGATAGGCTCAAAGAGGAGCTAGAACGCGCAAAGGCGGTAGATAATCTTTCGGGCAGGATTTTAGACAACTACTCGCTAAAGGTAAAAACGGCCGAGATGTATTTGGAGTACGGGCTAATGACACCAAAAGACGCCTTAACGGAGTGTAATGTGATTATTAAGCCTGATCTTGCTCTTGAAAATAAGGCGTGACAATGCCCGGCGAAGCAACGCAATTTAAGAAAGGTCATACGCCTTGGAATAAGGGAGTAACCGGGTATATGGGGGCGAATATCACCTCTTTTAAATACGGCAATGCCCCGCACAATACAAGAGAAACCGGGTCGATCAGGGTAACCAAAGACGGTTATTTAGAGATCAAGCTAGACGGCGTCAAAAAATGGAAATCTTTGCACTCATTGATATATAAGAGCCTAGTGGGTGAATTACCGCAAGGACATATCGTCATCTTTAAAGACGGCGACAAATTTAATCTAAGCCCCGACAATCTGCTAGCCGTATCTCGCGCCGATCTTGTCGTGATGAACAAATCCTTTGGCGACGACCCAGCCGAGATAAAAGAAAGCAGAGTGGCGCAGATAAGGCTCAAACGAGCAATAAAAAAGGCTACAAAATGAGTTTTTTAAGACGTTTATTTAGTCGCTTCCGTTTTGGAAACAACTCAAAAAGACTAATAGCAAATATTAGGTTTCTAAATTTGAAAGGGTAGATAATGGCAGCAAATTTTCAATACGAAACTATCGAGATAATCGCAGGGCGCGAGATAGACGAATACTATTTTCATCGCCTAAACGAATATGGCGAGGAAAAAGTCGAGTTTTACGGCTCAGGCGAGATAAACTGGAGCGAAATACCGACCGAATGGCTGTCTTACGACGGCGGTTTTGGCTTGCAAGAGTGGGACGGCTGGGTAACGTTTAAAAACTCCCCCGACTGGCTAGCACGCGACGAGTATGACGGCTCGGAGTGGTGGGCGCTACGCAAAAAACCAACTCTAAAGGATAAAAAATGACACAAGAAAAAGCCGAAGCAGAAATCAAAGAGTATATGCAAGAGATTTGCGAGCGAGAGGACAGGGACGATATTTACGGCGGGCTTGACAGCCTTTTTGAATACGAGGACGACACGGACGTAGTTTTGTGCATCCGCGAGTATTTTAGCGAACACCCGAACGAGAAAGTAGATGAAATGCTTGATGAACTTCTAGCGGATAGACGCAAAATCAAAGAGGAAAATAAGGCTAGGATAGCAAAGACGGCGGCCGAGATTTTAGAGCCGTTTAAAATTATCACGGACGAATACGAAAGGATAGCGATATGAGCGTTGAAGCATTTAAATTTTACGCCTCTTTGTTTAAGAAAGGCAACGAAACAGACAGATATTTGACCGTCGGAGAGTTTATCGCATTCGTAAAATCATTTCAAAAGGGCGAGCGATGACAAACAAAAAATATCACGCCCGCCCTGAAATCTCGAAAAGCGATCTTGATTTGCTCGCCAAAAGCCCGTATCACTACAAACACAAAGACGAGTTTGAGCGCAAAGATAGCGCGGCTCTAGTTTTAGGCTCGGCGGTGCATAAGCTCGTTTTAGAGCCAAAAGATTTTTTTAACGAGTTTCGCATAGAACCGGACGTCGATAAACGCACCAAAGAGGGCAAAGCCGCCTATAACGATTTTTTAGCAAAGTTAGGCGATACAACGGCTATTAGCGGCGAGACTTACGACACGGTCAAGCAAATAGCAACCGCGGTTAATTCTATGCGCGAAACGGCACTCTTTTTAAGAGACGGACTAGCAGAGCAAAGCTATTTTAGCGAGCTGGACGGCGTAGCGGTCAAGTGTCGCCCCGATTTTTTTAACGAAAATTTGGGGCTTTGTATAGACTTAAAAACTACTTCAGACGCTAGCCCAGACGGCTTTGCGCGCTCGGTAGCTAGTTTTAATTACCACGTGCAAGCGGCGTTTTACGGCGATATTTTAAGAAGTCTCGGCAAAACGGTTAATAACTTCCTTTTTATCGCAGTGGAGACCAAAAAGCCTTTTATGGTCGGCTTTTATACACTTGACGAGGTCGCGATAGAGCAAGGACGCAAAACCTATCAAGCTCTACTTGAACGCTACAAACTTTGTCTAGCGCGCGGCGAATGGTGGGGGTATGCCAAATTTGAGCCGCAAAGCGAGCGAATAGAAGCAATACAGACGTTAAGCTTGCCGACGTGGAAGTTTTACGAACAAATAGCATAAATTTAAAAAGGATAGACAATGAGTAACGACCTAATAACGGCAGAAGTGCAGCGATTTGAGCTAGAGCAACGCAAAGCAAAGGCGTTTAGTTTGTCCGCCTTTTTCCCAAGGCATTTAATGGGGCAAGGACCAAACGGGGCGCAAATATCGGTAGCAAACGCGACGATCGTCTATGACATCGCCTACAGAATGAATTTAAGCCCGCTTGAGGTGGCTCAAAGCATTTTCATCATACAGGGCAAGCCTAGTTTTGAAACGAAATTCCTAGTCGCGCGGCTAAACACGAGCGGACTTTTAAAAGGCAGGCTAAACACTATCGTATCCAAAGACGGGCAAAGCGCATATTGCGAAGCGATAGACGCCCAAACGGGCGCAGTCTTAAGAGGCACTACGATCACTATGGAAATGGCAAAGCGCGAGGGCTGGCTAGGCAAAAACGGCTCAAAATGGCAAACGATGCCGACGCTAATGCTGAAATACCGCGCGCAAAGCTTTTTCATAAATGAGTTTTTCCCCGAGGTCAGGTTAGGACTTCGCACAAAAGAGGAAATACAGGACATAGTAGATGTCGAGGAAGTGCAAAAAGATACTTTTAAGCCCGAACCGACGCAAAACCTAAACGACCTCGTGAACAGTTCGGAAAAACCGAACAGCTCAGTTGGTGCAAAAAATTCACAAACTGAAGAAGCCGAATTTATCGAAGCCGCGCCCGTCGAAGTAGAAATCGCAACCGTAAAAGAAAATTTGACAGTTGAACCAATGCCCCTCGACCTACTACAAAGCGAGCTAATGAAACGAGGCGCAAGCGAGGACGAGGCGGAAAAGCTTTTGACTAGAGTGTCGCCCGATGAAGCGAGGGCGTATCTAGACGATCCAAACAGCATTGACGCACTGATGGACGAGTTAAGGGGCTAATATGTTTAACAGAATAGTTTTAGTAGGACATTTAACACGCGATATTGAGCTGCGCTACACCCAAGGCGGCGCGGCGATAGGCAGCTCCGGCATTGCCGTAACGAGAAAATTTAACGTAAACGGCGAAAAGCGCGAAGAAACGTGTTTTATTGACATTACATTTTTTGGAAAAA